TTATTGGAATGGAGGACATTACGAACCAATAACAAATATGTAAAATATATTTTGTTTTAAATATATTAGTTGTTAGTGTTTCCATTAGTTGTATTAACTGGTTTTAAAAACATATCATGAGATACAATATCATTGACATAACTGGTTTGTAAAAACGGATTAAACCCTCTTTGAGCAATCATTTCGCGATCTGCTATTTTCGTATCTAGGTCTTCGCGTTTTGTTTCATTTGTATTTTGATTTCTTGAAAACATTGTATTTGTAATGTTAATGAGATCTGTGTCTTGATTAAAAAAGGACGTTTCTGCTAAAGATTGGTTCATCGCGTTTATTTGTGAATTATTTTCTTGTCCTTGTCCCTTTTCTCGTTCTTGTCCTTGTCCCTTTTCTCGTTCTTGTCCTTGTCCCTTTAATCTTTCGCTTTTATAATATGCTTCTCCTATACTCCATTTCCACATAATATACATTATAATATTTATGTCTTAAATAATATAATATTAAACTTAAATACAATAATTATTCTTCTTTAATAATCACCATATTTTTTGTAAACATAAATGCGTCCTTGTTAGTTCTCCTTCTTTTTAGATTACATTCCAAACAAGATATTACTACATTACCACTATTATGACCAATATTGTTATCAACTCTATCCAATGACCATTGTTTCATTTCTCTTACTCGTTCATATAAAATATACACTTCACTCGAACAATAACAACATTTTAAACTACACATTCTCAATAATTGAATAGTTTCTTCATAACTAACAAATTGGTCTTCATTTAATTTTTTTTTAATTATATCTTGTTGTTTATAGTTACATAATTTATTTTTTATATGAGATGATAATTTTGATTTATATTTATCCTTATCTTCGTTAACTATAAATTCATCACACATTATATTATTTAATTGTTTTTGGTGAGCCAATTCTTCATCATTTAATCCCCAAGTTTTCGTTTCAACTCTTAATTTTATTTCTTTTTCAAAATTAATTATTTTTGTTTTACTCTGTTGAGGTTCATTTATTATTATTTTTTTTATATTATCACCCATTTATATATTATTTATATTTTATATTTGAATATAAATATAAAAATAATATATAATATTTTATATTAATAAATGATTAAAGAATTTGAATATTGGAGAGGTATTCGTATTTAAGTTTTATAAATTTGTATATATTATATAATCAATATAAACATTATTTTAAATATATATAGTTTTAATATAATATAAAAAACAAAGTTAAACTCTATTTTACAATATACTATATAAGATGAGTAAAGAAACACAATCAACCGTTTGCAATGAATTAAAAACACTTAAATATAAATCTATGATTTTAAATGGTGTACCTTGGCCAGAAAATAATTCTTCAAGCAACCTTTCAAATTTAGACAAATTTCTTGAAAATGAAAAAATAACAAATTCAAATGAACCTTGGAGTAAGTTAGATAAAACAGCAAAAATAAGAAAATTATATATATTTGCAAATAATTATAAAATTACAAATAATTTAACTCAAGTTGAATATGATGAATTAATTACGTTTTTTAAAGATTGTCTTGATAAAAAAAAATTACAACGTGTCAAAGATGTTAATTACAATAAAGAAACAGGTGAAATTAAAGATATCCCAGCATTATTTCATAATAAACCTTCAAATCACTTTACTCTTAAAAATATTGATAAAAGAGTTTCTACTTTAAAAGGATTGGCTCCAAAGAAAAAACAAGGAACCGCAAAAAATATTAAAAATAATGATGACTCTGACTCCGAAAAAGAGAGTTAAATTTACATAAAGTAATTATACATAAAGTAAATATACATATTATATAATAATATAAACACAACCTAACATATTATATAATATGACTAATACATTATTCGATATAACCGATTTAATTGTTCCTGAAGAAAATATATCTTTTTTCAATGAAGAAGAAACTATTGAATTATATCAAATGTGTTTACATTTAATGGATGAATTTATTAATGAAAATCCATCTATTATTACTGAACCAGAATTTGAAGATTATTTTGATGAAGATATACGCGAATTAATTCATTTACATTTTGAATTTGATATATTTTATAATGACGATGTTGAGGACGAAATTGATGATATTATTGAACAAGCCAAATGTGATTTTTTTGAATTATTTTTATTTCCACGATCTTTTTCTGAAACAATTATTTTACAAGAACCAAATATGAACTTTATTGATACACAAATAAATATATTAAGAAACAAACCACAACCAAAACAAAGAACAACAGAATGGTATATTTTTCGCTACAATTTAATTACAGCATCTAACGCGTATAAAGCATTTGAAAATCAAAATGTAAAAAATCAACTTATTTATGAGAAATGTCAACCATTAAATATTTTAAATAACAATAATAATGAAATTACAATGGTTAACACAAATTCTTCTCTTCATTGGGGACAAAAATATGAACCATTGTCCGTAATTATTTACGAACATTTATATAATACAAAAATAGAAGATTTTGGATGTATTCAACACGACACATATTTATTTTTAGGGGCTTCTCCTGATGGAATAAATATTGATAAAAATTCCACCAGATATGGTCGTATGTTAGAAATAAAAAATATAGTAAATCGTGAAATTAATGGAATTCCAAAGAAAGAATATTGGGTTCAAATGCAATTACAAATGGAAGTATGTAATCTTGATGAATGCGATTTTCTTGAAACAAAATTTACAGAATATACAAATTATATGTCATACCTATTTGATACATCAAATGAATTATATGAAGATGAAGACGGATTGGAATTTCAAAATACTTGTATATCAAAAGATAATCAAATAAAGGGTATTATTATATATTTTCACACAGCAGAAGGTAAACCATTTTATTTATACAAACCATTAGATATAATTCACCCAAAAGAAATTGAAGAATGGCAAGACAAATATATTGATTATTATCATAAACCAGAATATAAATATGTATTTATGAAAACTATTTATTGGAAATTAGATATAATTAGTTGTGTGTTAGTTTGTAGAAATAGACAATGGTTCAAAGATAATATTTCTTTATTACAAGATATATGGACTATTATTGAACAAGAAAGAATTAGTGGTTATGAACATCGTGCTCCCAATCGCAAACAAAAAAAGGAATCAATAGATATTACAACACTAACAACTTCAAAATGTTTATTACAATTTAATAATAAAATTAATGTTATTAAAAAAGACATTGATAATACTTTATATATTCCTATACTTGATATTGATTATGATAAGTTATAAGTTTTTTTATTAATATAAAATATTTTGATTTGTTGGAATTGAAAAAAACAACTTATTTGGTTCACTTCTAAAATATCCTACTCTTGCTCCCTCTCCTTCTTCCGCTTCAGGTAACGGTGTAATAATATTTGTTTTTGTATCTTTATTATCATTATATGCTGCTCCACAAAAATCAGCGCGAATACAAGTTCCTTGGTCGGGATTACGATGATGTTTTAAATTGTTAGTTATTTGTTTATAAGAACCCAGACTAAACACAGGATACTTCCACCATATTTCATCATAATTATTATCAGATGTTTTATTTTTTCCTATTAAAGGAAAGTCATCTAAGATTACTTGATTAACAGACTTGGGAAAATCACCAGGAGTTGATAAATCATTTATTCCACTAAATCCTTCACTATTTTCTTTAATAAATGGAGCTAAAAATAAACTTGCTACTATTATTCCTATTAAAAATATAACACTTTTTCCATACGTATTAATTTTATCTTTCATATAATATAGAATTATATAAAAACTTATTTATTTTATTTTTGAAAACTGACTTAAAATGAATTTACTATATATATTTATACAATGATGGAAAATAATGATATGCGCGTTACAAAAAGAGATGGCCAATTAGAGGAGATTGCGTTTGATAAAATTTTAACAAGAATTAAAAAATTAGGTCAAGAAGCTTCCATTCAAATTAATTATCAACAATTAGTTATGAAAGTTATTGATCAATTGTATGATACAATTTCAACAACCAAGATTGACGAATTAGCTGCCGAACAATGCGCTGCGATGTCAACCTTAAATCCCGACTATGGCACTTTAGCAGGACGTATTGTTGTTTCCAATCATCAAAAAAATACTTGTGATAAATTTAGTGATGCTATGGAAGAATTATTTATGTTTAAAGATGTTCATGAAAAACATCGTCCGTTAGTATCTTCAGAATTATGGCAATTTGTTAGTAAGCATTCTAGTGAATTGAATAAAATGATTGATTATGATCGAGATTACTTAATTGACTTTTTTGGATTTAAAACACTTGAAAGAGCATATTTATTTAAAAAAGAAAAAAAAATTGTTGAAAGACCGCAACATATGTGGATGCGTGTTTCTATTGGAATACACGGAGATTTAAATAATTCTGACTCATTAAAACTTGTTGAAGAAACATATAATTTAATGTCACAAAAATATTTTATTCACGCAACACCAACATTATTTAACGCAGGAACTCCGCGTCCTCAAATGAGTTCATGTTATCTTATAGCGATGGAAAATGATTGTATTAATGGAATATTTGATACATTAAAAGATTGTGCCATTATTTCAAAATGGGCTGGCGGTATCGGATTACATATTCATAATATCAGAGCCAAAGGCACACATATTCAAGGAACTAACGGAATATCTAATGGATTAGTTCCGATGTTACGTGTATTTAATAATACTGCTCGCTACATTGACCAAGGAGGTGGAAAACGCAGTGGTTCATTTGCGATCTATTTAGAACCTTGGCACGCAGATATTTTTGATTTTTTAGAGTTACGTAAAAATCACGGTGACGAAGAACTAAAAGCTCGTGATCTATTTTATGCTCTGTGGATTTCTGATTTATTTATGGAAAGAGTTAAAGAAAAAAATGGTAAATGGTCGCTTTTTTGTCCTCACGAATGTCCCGGACTTTCCGACGTATACGGAGAAAAATTCAACGAATTATATAAAAAATATGAAGATGAAGGTAAATCGCGTAAAACCATAAATGCTCGCGATCTATGGTTTGCTATTTTAGATTCTCAAATGGAAACAGGCACCCCTTATTTATTGTATAAAGACGCTTGTAATATTAAATCAAATCAAAAAAATTTAGGCACCATAAAATCGTCAAATTTATGTTGTGAGATCCTGCAGTACTCCGATAACAAAGAAACCGCCGTATGTAATTTAGCTTCC